GTCAAAGAGGCTTGTGACGCCTTATTCGGCGAGGGCTACAGCGAGGCCAGCCGCAAGCGTGTCAGGCGCTGGATTGTCAATGGGCGACTTAAAGCAATCCAAGACGGATCACGCTTTTATATTCCGCGTAGCGAAATTGCAAAGATGGGAGGTGATATTGGACAAGAGACAGACAAGCTGGACGCCTGAACGGCGCGAGGCGCACAGCATCGCCATGCGTAAAATGTGGGCAGATAAACAGAGGGCGGCTGTTAAGCAAGTAGCCAAACCGCCAGAACCTAGTTGGCTACAGCAACTTTGGGAGAGGGTGAAAGGGGCGCATTAGCGCCCTTTTTATTTTCCAAAAATAGCACTTGCCGCAGCTGACCGCGCCTTTTCTTGCTTCGCTTCATTCTTTGAATAATGACCATATTGGCGATATGTGAATGATGGGTTGCTATGTCCCATGAGCGCAGCAACCTCTGCCCAATCCTCACCTAGCGCTGACAACTGCACGCTGGCAAAAAAGTGCCTCATGTCGCCCCACACCATACGCTCAATCCCCGCCCTTTGGCTGGCACGCTCGATCAATTCACGCAGTGTTTTTTTCTGTTTTGGTAAGCCAGCGCCAGTTGCAAAAACCAGATCATCATCAGACTTGTAACGGCTCTGCAACTTGACCTCACGCAGCACTTGGATGGTTTCAGTGGGCACTGGTATTGTGCGGAACCCGCGTTTGGTTTTTGGCTCACCAATCGCACTGCTTTCATTCTTGACAGCTTGCTGTACGCGCACAGTGCCACCCGCAAAATCCACGCAACCCCATGTCAAAGCACGCAACTCACCTTGCCTCATACCTGATGACAACGCTGTAAGAATCATCGCCCGACTCGCCAACGACTCGCCAGCAACGCCATTCGTTACCAGCCTCTGCACTGTCTCTGGCTGAATTTTAGGAGCGCGATCTGCAATCTCTGTGGACAAACCGAATGAAACCTTGTCCAAGGGGTTCAGGTCTGTCCATCCCTTAGCCTGGCAATAATTGAAAAACGCCTTCAAAACTTTAATGCGCTTTTCAGCGGTGGACTTGCTTGCACTTTGCGCTTTTATCTCTCGCTTAAAAGCAGCCGCCAAATCATCTTTGTTTGCCTTTGTAATTGCTTTTGACAAATCCAACTTTGCAAACGGTTTCCCATCGACTTTTATTGCTAAGGAAAAATCCATACCACGGCGCAAATCGTGATAATGAGGATCACTTATTTCGCCATCTTCAACGCGGCGCATTTGAGCTTGCAGAAAAGCAGCAGCAGCATCACGACATTTTGTGATGGAAACTGGCGCTGCAATCTGGCCAGTAAGAAACTTGGCCTTAAGCATTTCAGCTTCTTCAAGCGCGGCTGCTTCAGTTTCAAATCTGCCATGGTTTACACTCAAGCCAACACGCGAGGCGTTGATCACATAGTATCCACGTTTCGTCCAAAATTTGATTGATAAGTTTTTCATCACAAGCTCCCGATTGCTTCATTGTGATTACTATCTTGACATAAAATGTCAAAAAATAAAAGAAAAACTATAACAAACCTATAACAACACAAAAAAACAGCCCCCGGTCCGTAAGGGCCGAGGGCTTGTTTTTGAGGCTATGCTTGGGTTTGAAGTGGCGGGAGTGACGGGACTCGAACCCGCGGCCTCTGGCGTGACAGGCACGATTTTACTGGTTTTTGACCACCTAAAGTGACTGTTTTCTGCCGTTTTTGTTACCTCATGGGATAAGATGGGATGACAAAACCTATAACAAAACTATAACACCTTATGCCCTTGCCTGGCGCTTCTTTGCAAAGGTCGCCACATTAGTCGGCTTGCCACCCACGCCCTGCTTTTTGGCACGCTTGCGAGACACGGCTGACCGTACTTGTGACTTGCTCATACGCCCCGCCTTTGCCGCTGGCACGCACTTGGGATAGCCGCGCCCGCGCTCTGATGAGGTGCGGCCACACTTTTTGTAGCCGCCACTATTCTTTGGTGCGCTGATGTCAACCCAGTCCTCTTTAAACCATTTGGTCAGGCTCATGCTGGTTTCTTGCCCCTATATTTACCGCCTCGACTTTTATACTCGCGAACGATCCAGGCAGAGGAATATGCGCTGGGTGTTACCTTGAATTTGCGCTTCGCCGCCGCCTTTACCCGCTTATAAAGTTCAGGGTTGGTCGGTGTCGGGCCACTGGTAACAACCTTCTTTTTACGCGGTGCCATTAGTAGGACATACCTCGATTACCACGGCGCATTGCTGGCTTTTTCTTCTTTGCAGACGCCCTGGTGGGCCTACGCTTTGGCATTACCTTTGGCTTTTTCATCATTCCGGGCATGATTACCTCACTTTCCGACTTTACGCATCGCCCCTCGATGCGCTTCTGTAAATGTCTTGCCAGCACGCATGGACTTACGCATTTCTGCCATGTGCTTGGACGTATGATGGACGCTATGACGCTTCAGCGCGGTCTGCTGCCGCGCCGTGAGCTTCTTTGGTTTTTTCATCTAAGTTCTCCGCGACTTCTTACCGGCGCAGCGCCAGCGCTTGCGAGATAGCCGCAAAGGGCTATTCGGATTCTTTGCTGCTTTCGGGTTCTTCTTCATCTGACCGGCTGACCGGGCGCAATAGCTATCACCCTTGCTGGTGCCAGCGCGTACACGCGGCCCACCACCCTTGGCCTTACCAGCTTGTCCGTAGCTGACTTTCTTGCCTGTGGCTGTGATTTTGACCTTGGCTTTGCCCTTGGCTGGTTTGCGACTAGCCATCTTTCAGCAGCCCCGGTCTGTAGCCCTTGGCCTTGCTATATGTCAGCGTCTCGCGCCTGCCGTCCTCTGCATATGAGCAATGCACCCAGCCACTGTTGCCGCCCTGGTAGCACTCCAAGATTAGTTGATCGAAATTGAGGTTGTCGCGTATCCACTCACTCAAAGCAAAATTATCAATCCCAGCAATTTCGAAATCAGCCGCTGCTGCGCCATTGTTGGCAGTGTGCTGTGATGTCATCTTGGAGCCTATGGCAACGCATAGTTCTGGGCTTCGATAGCCGCTGGACACTATGAACGATCCAAACTCATTGCGGATGGGCTGCAATATGTTTTTACACAAAGCCTCTAGCGCACCAATCTGGTCAGTGTCTGGCAGATTCGGGATGCCCTTGCGTTCTGCCGTTTGGCTTTTGCAAAGTTCATCAAGCGTGAAATTTTGTGAAAGCCTCATTTCTTTTCCTTAACTTTTCCGACCACGCCCTCAAGCATCCCACCACCGAAATAAAATGCCAGGATGGTCAGCATTGCCTCGCCAACGTAAAAATCATCAATGACTTGCTTGATTTCTGGAATGTTGGCCTGACCCATCAAGGTCATAACAAGCACTATAAAAAACGATATTAGAAACGTGCCGGTAAACATCAGAGCCAGATAACGCTGCGCTACCTTGAACGGCGCGTAGGCTTTCATTGTGTCAATCTTGGCTTGCGCTTTTACGCGCTCCATTTCTTCATCAGAACTGTGGACATCATCAATCAGGTCCATGCCCTTTTTGATGACCTCACCATTGCCCAAAATAGATGCCAAAACTCCAAGCATTTTATTTCCTATCCATCCATGTGGTGAAGCCCATGTAAGCACCGACCACGCCACTGAGCGAAATGAACAAAAGTGGTGAAATTTCACTGAGCAACTTGATGCGGCTATCAGGCACAAAAGGCATGAACAGCATGATTGTGTAGACGCCCATGCCGATCAGCGAGTATCGAGCCAAGCGCAGTTGTGCCAGGTGCTTGCGTGATCTGTCCTCAAACTCGCGTATCTCTTTTGCGCGTTCAATTTCGGTGTCAGTGACAACGCCGTCATCATCGAGATCGTACTTTTCAAACTCGCTGGACGGCTCAAGTTTTTTCTGGACCACGGTTTTACTGGCCAGATATGTTAGCCTGCATATTAGCCACAAAAGCGTTTACCGCTTCAGCAAGTTCAGGGTCTTTGCCAGGTAGAACGGCAAGGCGACCAAGCTGTACTGCAAGCGGATTTACGCCACGATTTGTTGCCTGTGCAGTGGTTTTTAGCCAGCGGATAAACTTAGGTGATGTCATTAGCTTGGCTGCATAGCGCGGGGCAAGCAACGCGCCACCGCCATACGCCGCCATCGAGCCTGCGCCACTAAAGTCGCCAGCGAAAGCCAAACCACCAGCCGCACCAAGCGAAACAATAGTCGCGCCAATTTGAGAATATCCAGCCAAAGTTACACCGGAACGTGAACGGTTGATTTCTCCAATATTTTCAACAGCTACTTCAGCAAGACGAGCGAGCGAATCAAGCTCTTTACGAACTTCTTTAAATCTAGGCGCACCAAACAAAATGTCTTTGCTGCGTTTGTCCATGTTGCGCCAGTTTCTTAAAAAAACATTTGCAGACCATTCGCCGCCACCTTCGGTTGCAGACCCACTTATGCCAAGGCGTCCCATAACGCTTGCGCTTACTGCGTCACGCTCCTCTCTATTGAGAACCTTGAAAACGTCTCTAATTCGCTGGCCACCTCGCCTGCCTTCTTGCATCGCAAAACTGAAAACTTGGCTATCCAAATTTTGGCGTGTAATTTTCGCTATGGTTTTGAGTTGGTCATTTGCGGTCTGCCGCGTGTAATCGTTTGCGCGGCGCAACAAACGCGCTGCCTCTGGGTTGGCGGCAGTAACCGCGCTGTCGATTTCTTCCGTCAGCGCCTTGTAAATGCTAGGCAGTTTTTCATCACCAGCCTTTGCCACTCTCACAGTTTTGCCTGGAAGCGTTGAACCGATAGTCTTGCCAATATTTGTGCGTATATTCCTGGCAGTTCTCAAATCAAATTCACCACCAACAGCGTCTGCGTTTTTCAATATTGCATCTAGTTTTTTTAATACCGGCGCATATTCCTCTTTTAATGCGTTGGGTGCGGCTGCTAATTCTGTTTTTAATTCTGCTTGCAATGTACGCAATGAACCCATTGGTATGCTGATCTCACCAGCGGCGTCATAAGCAGCGTCATAAAGACTTTCTTTTTTGGCCGCGATGCGGTCAAAAGCAGATTCCGCTCCCGCGCGAATAGTGCTGCCAATTACCTCTGGGCTGCCTTGTGGGTCGCCAAATTTTCTAGCAATCCGTTTAGAAGCGTCACCTAGCTCGTCAATCACGCGAGCGCGATTTGTCCTAATTATATCGGATGCGGTGAAAAACGAGGCTAAACCTTCTTCAAACTGACCCACAGACGGCCTGCCGGTGAGCATGGCGGCGGTTGGTTGTACGTTAAGTTTGGCAAAATCCTCTGCCCTTTGCCCAGGGCTGATGCCTGTCAACCGTTGCGTGCCTTTTTGGATAGCAGTCTTTGCCCCTCTGAACGCTGCGTCAGCCGCGCGGCCCCCCGCCATTTCCAAGCCGATATTTGTTGCAGCTTGACCTATTTCTTTTAGAGGCGTGCCGCGTGGTATGGAACCGCCAGAAATCATATCCATTGTGCGGTCATACATTTGACCACCGAACTCTGCGCCAAGGGCAGCGCCTGCTGGCACGGTGTAGACTTCTTCAGGCGTTAGAGCCTGTGGCCCCATTTGTCCAGCAGCGAGCGGTATCGCGCCGCCAACCAATCCACCAGCAGTTTCTGCAACAATGCGACCGCCTTCAACAATGTCACCGACATCAACCTTTGGCGGGAAAAAAGATTGAAAGAAACCTGGCGGGTCAAGCACTTGAATGGTGCCGTCATTTTGTAAAAAATAAATAGCGTCAGCGTCTATTTTTTTTCTTAAAGTACTGTTTTTGGGATTTTTGGCGAGTATGTCTGACCCACGGCGCACATCGTCATAATACTGCCCTAGAACTTCAACCTTTTGGTTATCTGGCACAGACGCCAGAACTTCTCTGATGGCTAATGGCGCACCAGTTAAATTTTCAGCTAATTTTGCCATGTTTCACCTAAAATTCAATATCGCCAGGGTCATCGTCACTTGTCATGGCGAATTCCAGTTTGATTAATCCAGGAATATTTCGGCCTGCACCAAAAGCATCCACATTTGTATTAAAATTGTTGACAAGCCTTTTGAGCTTAAATCTCACAGTTTCAGCCGTATCGGTTGCGGCAGGCAAAATTTGATTGAAAAAGAATTGTCTTTCCTCTGGAGGCGCAGTTGCGCCAGATCGGTCCCGTGTTGTTAAATCTGCCAAATTGTTCAGCGCATTTCGAATTATTTGAATATCTCCGCTAAACGCTCCAGCAGCAGGCGTGTTCAATCCGACTACCAATGATCTATTGACATCGCCATCTAAACCGTCAGGAAATAATTTGTTTAAAACAGCGTTCAAATCAACTTTTGCAGACGACAAGTTAGCTACAAATTTAGATTCGGTTGATGAGAGTTGCGCTGGTTTTCGGGCTACAACTTTACCGCCTGGTATGCCAGAAACGTCATTGTTGCCTGTTGGATCGCCTTGCGATGCGGCGTCTCCCGTGACCGTCTGACCGCCAGTGATGGAGCTTACGTCTAAGCCAGGTTGCATTACGGTAACAGTGCCGCCTGCTCCGTCAGGCACTGGCACCGCACGTGGCGTAGCTAAATCTTTAGTAAATAAATCTAACCGCAGAGATTCTGCTGGCGTCAGATTATCTAATTGACTTAGTCGAATGACCTCATTGATTTGATCAAAACGGTTCGAAATATCACCAGAAACTTGTGAACCACTGGGCGGAAAGATTTGACCATTCGCATCAATTTGGTAAATGCCTAAACTTGGGTCACGCCCTGTAGCCTCAACCTCACTTGGAGTCATATCGCGCCTAGTATTTTGGGGTGTTCTTCCAGCAACGGTAGTTTGATAATTTGCCGCAGCAGTTAAGGCTGGTATTTCCATGCCCGGCACTTGACCCAATGTACTTATAGCAGACGGAATGTTATCACCAAGACCAGTCAAGGCATTTGCTAATTGAGAGCTAAATTGATCCTCCCGCGCTGTCTGAGCGTCACCAGCCTTGCGCTGTAGGTATGCGCCCACCAATGCGCTAGACAGCCTGCCAAGCCCTTGTAGGGGCGTTCTGACAGGCGCAGAACTCGCACCCTGCCCCATAAGTGTCTGGCCTAGAATACGGCGCGGGTCAGACTGATAAGCCTGGTTTAGCTGCTGGAACTGCATTGATGGCCGTTGGCCGGGTTGCATCAGACCGTGAAATGGATTGTGTGGCATTATCTACCTCAATAAGTAAGCTGCGCCAAGATTGCCTGCCAGACCGAACAAGCCGCCAAGGTCTGCTGACCTCGATGCCTGAGCTTGGTTAAATGCGTTTTGCTGTGCCGCCATCTGTGCGCCAAACGCACCCTGCGTGTCGATTGCACCAGGTGCAAAGAAAGATGCCTGCTGGACTTGCGGCCCACCAAGCAGCGCTGCCAGTTCGTTGAAATTCTGACCTCGCAGTGCAGTACGTTCTGCAATGCCACGCTGGCGTTGCTGGTTTGCAATCTGGTTAGATAACAACTGGTTGGCAATAGTATCTTGACGCCCTGCATTAGCCAGTTGTGCGTTAGCTGCTGCCTGGCTGAAGCCTTGGCCTTGACGCGCCAAGCCAAACTCGCCAGCCGCTGCACGCTCACCAAACTCTTGCGCCCTTGCTGAACGTGCCTGATTAACCAGCCGATCAGATTCCTGACCCGCCGCCAGTGTGGCCTGCTGTGCCAGCCTCGATAGCTGCTCACCTTGCTGTGTTTCGAGCCGGTTCACGGCATCGTTAAAGCCTTGACTTGTAATGGGAATTCCACGATCTGCGAGGTTCTGTTCCAACGCCTCACGCTGCTGCGTGAACTCTGGCTGCAATAGCCCTAGCTGGCGGTTGAATAAGGTTTGCTCTATGTTGGACCTAAACGCCTCTGGATCGCTCTGTAAGGCCGTTATACCGGCTGTATCGAGGCCAGGCGGCAAATCTACCGGGCTTGATATGGTGCTTTGAAAAGCAGGCAGGCCGGTAGTCGGGTCGATATCCTGGGCAGCGGATACGCCTGACAGAGTTGGCGCTGTTCTGAAGGGATTTTGAAAGTCAGGATCATCTTGAAAGATTGGTGAGCCATCAGCGTTCTGGCCAACCACCGTGCGGCCAGTCACCCGGTCAAACGCTAGGTTGCCCAGCCCTAGGCCGGTGCCTTCTGTGGCTGCACGCAGTTGCGCCTGAAACGGCGTTTCTTGCGTAAACGCAGCCGCCTGGCCGTCCTCTGGGACTGCGCCCTGAACAAACTGACCTTGATCACCAACAGAACCAAACAGCAGATTGCCATAAGGCGTGAACTGCGTAATCCTGTTTGCATCTGATTGCGCGTTAATCAAATCTCGCGGATCAGGCGCGGGTGGTGGTGACGGCGCTCTTTTGCCCATAGTCGTTACCTTTCAACCAGTTACATTCGCTTCTTAACATTCCCCACAAGATCGCATCATGCGGTGGATATAGCTGGCGCAGCCTGCCCTCTTGAACAAAGCCAAGCTGCCTGTTCATCTTCATGGCCTTGGCATTGGCCTCACTGCATTGCACCAGAATACGGTTGGCACCTATCTGATTGAACGGATAGGCAAAGAGGGCGTGAAGGACAGACCGCGTGGCCCACCGCCGGGAGGAAGAAGCGATAGATGCCTCTATCTGCCCCTCACGCCAGTCGTGATAAACAGCAGCGCAAATGATCTCCCCATGGCACTGCACGCCGATTGCTGTGCTTGGACCGAAATTATCGATGCCAATGCGCTTTGCTGTCCACGATTTCAGATAGTCATCGGCCCCTAGAACAATGTTCATTTCTGGGATTCACGAATCTCTTTAAGAGTCTCTTGTATGGTCATTTCTTTCTTGGCCTTGGGGTCATACTTGCACTGGTATTGAGTCGGTATGAACTCCATGTACTCAAAGAACTGCGTTTCGATGGTGTTGTTGGCCCCTTTGAAAACACAGACAGTTTGCTTGTTATCGAGCTTCTGGCATTTGACCTTGCGGCAAGTGACCATCTCGCCCACCGCATTTGCTTTGAAAACAAACAGGGCAATTAGCCCAACAACGATAACGCCAACCACAGATATGATGACAATGAACACAGTCCACAGATCATCGACTGTTTCCTTGCGTGCTGCCGCCTTTTGACGCCGCACGGCAACCTCTTTTTCTTTGACCTCTTTGACCCGCCTGGCACGTTCCTCCACGATGCCCCGCCAAGTGCCATGCCCAAACCTCATATCAACCAGAGTGGCAATCTCTTGCATTTGCTCTTTTGCCAGGCGTGCATTGATTACCTCTGTTGCAACATCGCCAATGCCGTCCAGGCTGCTGACGCCAGACTTTTTTGAGCGCTGCTGCTGAACTTGTTTCTCGCCCTCAAAGAGCTTGTCGATAAAACCGGCAATCTCGCCAATATCCTTGGCCGTGCCTATGGCTCCCTTAATACCGTCCACACTGGCCTTGACCAGAGCGATACCAGCCAAGGCGGTGGAAATCGGTTCCATGTCAGTAAACTTTCATATTGCCGGTGACAGCCTCTGGCACGCAGTAGGCTGTAATCAAATTGCGGTTTGACTGTTTATTCAAAGTTTTTGCGAAATAAACGCACTCATTTACGTCTTTGAAGCGCATGGTTTCAGGCACGCGCCTGCGGTCCTCTCCAGTGCCTATGAAAACATGGAGGCTGAAAGCAACAAGGATTTCCACATTATGAACTCAAGCGCTCTAATCTATCTTCAAGCCTTTGAAGGCTGTCGGTGATGCGTTGCAGATCGTTACGCAACTCACCGCGTGACACAAAGTCCTCGCGTGTCCTATTGATGAGTATATCCAGACGCTTGACCTCACGCGCTTGTGTGCCAAGAAACCAACCGCCAGCCATAACTAGAACGCCGATTAGGCCGTCTATGATATGAACTAAATCCATCAGCCTGCTTCTAATGCTGCGAGGCGTGTTTCAATGTCAACCAAACGCTGCTCTGTGGCTGCGCCAATGAAGGCCAGCAACTCTGGATAGCGAACCCCTAAGCGTGTGCGCTTGGTTGCGCCCTCTGGTGCTTCAGACTCTGTGTTGTATGTGTCTATGCGAGTATAAGCATCCCTGGCTTCTACAGCATCAACTGCTGCAACGGCTGGGCTAACCTCATTGCCATCATCGTCATAAACGGCATCAGCAACCTCAACAGCCTCAACAGCGGCTACCTCTGTGCTGGCTTCCCACCAAGTATTAGAACACCAGAACGCATACTTGCTTGCGTCTAATCCAGCATCAGACATAGCAGCTTGCACCTCTTGGGCAACAACTCCAGTGTGGGTACGAGCCGCATCACCTTTAGCTGTAACTTTGTCTTTCCATTTGTAGGTTTTAAACAATGCACTGATTGCTTTAGCCGCTGTCATTTCTGCGCTGGTGAGTGCTGCAATGTTCTGTTTTTCGTTTTCGTCAGATGTTTGGATTGTTCCGTTTGTGGCAAATACGTCATCAAAACGTGAAGATGCAAATCCCAAATCAATAGCGTTGTCTCTAAGTGACCCCTCGCCACTTGCTGAAATTGGATAGATAGAATCAGCTTGAGAGCCTTCAAACGCTAGGCCAGTAGTACTAGAACCCATGAACATTCTGTCTGATTTCACCCCAATTCGGCCTATTTCTGAAGTGCTTTTGTGCAGGGTAATCATAGCACCTTCAGGTGAACTAGAGCCTTGTCTACTGATAAATATATTTGCGCCATCGTCACGAGCAAGTTGAAGGTAGCCTGTGTTATTTAACTCGCAACTACCTTGATCAAAGTTTCCACTGGCAGTCTTTCCAACAAGAAAGTTTACTCCATTAAATCTTCCACCCTCACTGCCGCCTGTGGCAAAAGCAAGCTGATTAGAAGCGGGTCTAAATATTCCGGTGTCGGTATCCGATACAAACTGATATGCGGGTGCGCTTTCTGAACCATCACCTAGTCGTGCTATGCCAGTAACGATTGCATTTCCAGCAACATGAAGTTTTTGGGTTGGGTCAACATTGATGCCAACATTGCCAGCGTTATCCACAGTAACGTGAGTAGTTGAGCCTTCTTTTATAAACAGTGAACGACTGTCAGGGTACACAATGTTTAAATCATTACCTGATGCGGTTGTGAATGTACCTCCTGCGGCGGTTGCAAAGCTACTAGAACCAGTGACGGCTCCTGCAACAGTCAAGGTACTGGCCATGTCTACGGCACCATCAATGTCCACAACATCAAGGTTTGTGGTGCCGTCAACGTCTATGTCGCCGCTAATATCCAGTGATGCAAATGTTCCAACACCAGTGGTGGTAATATTGCTTGAACCGTTGTCAATCGCGCCAAAGCCGCTGGTAATGCTGCCGCTGTTCAGTGCGCCTGTTGTGACAATATTTGAACTACCAGCCGCTGGTGCTGCTGCTATATCAGACAACACCTCTGACGCAGAACGCCCCTCGATGGCCGTCCCATCCACACGCAGAAAATCATTGTCAGCCACGCCAGACGTAAACTTAGGCACATTGTTGTTTGAGATGCCTGTGTCTAGCGTGGCTGTCGCTGTGATGGCTGTGCCGTTCAGCGTCATGGCGTCAGCTTCTAGCGTGCCGTCAATATCAGCGTCACCAGATACATCAAGGCTACCGGCATCAAGTTCGCCTGTTAGCGTGATATTACGGAAGCTGGCAACGTCCTTATTAGCATCAGCCGTGACCACCTTAGAGGCGACCACTGTGCCAACGGCAGCGCCTGTGTCGCTATAGTTTAGCTCCGCGCCAGTTGCTGTAACAGCAGTGCCGTTGATTGACAGTGCGTCAGTCTCCAACGTGCCATCAATGTCAGCATCACCGCTAACGTCCAGCGACCCGGCGTCTAACTCGCCTGTCAGCGTGACGTTGCGGAAACTGGCGATATCTTTGTTGCTGTCTACAATTACAGCCTTAGATGCCGTCACAGTCCCTGCTGTAACACCGTCAATGGCCTCTAATTCAGCCTCGCTAATGACCGCGCCAGAACCAAGCGTCAGATCACCGCCGACAGTCAGATTGCCTGCCACAGCGGTTGTGCTGCTGGCCACTGTGCTGTTGGGCGTGTGTGTGAGGTAACTGACAAAGCTGCCGCTTATTTTGCTGGCCATTGTGAGCGTGCCGCCATCAGCAATGCCAACCTTGTGCTGGTCAGCGTTGTCATCGCCCTGGTCTGCCTTTAGCACGATGCCAAGAGCCGCGCCCTCTACGTTAGCAGCAATCTCAAGGCTGTCATTGGTGCTTTCATCATACTGGATTGTGATGTCGCTGTTGGTGCCTAGCACAATGGTCTTGTTGTCAGGCACGGTCAGACCTTCGGCGAACGGTATCGCCGCCGTGCAAGTCTGCGTGCCGTCTTTCAGAATGCAAGTGGACAGGCCAGTAGCCATGCCGTCCAGTTCAGTGTCGAACTTGCTGGCCAGTATTTTGACGCCGTTATCACGGTCTGTCGTGCAGTCGAATGTGCGTGAAAAAGTGCCGCCTGAAAATGCCATTACAGTGGCCCCCCTGGTGCTATAGTGTAGTGAGCGCTGATGAACGAAATTGTCTGCGTGCTGGTTGCGACTTTGATCCGCAATGCTGCCGAATATCCTAGTCTGTTGACCGCCTTGCGGCGCTTGGTGACGCCTGCGCCTGTCGTGTCAGCCCAGAAAAAATCATCCCAGGTTGCCGTGTCCCAGGCTGCAAGATTGCTTGCAAATGTCACTGGGCTAACATCAATGGCTGCAACAGGCGCTTGGTCCACGCCTACGCCAAATGAGAACACAATGTCTGTCTCACCCTCCAGCATGGGCTGCACGCTAGAAAACCGTTTCATCGTGCCTCGATCACCAAAATAATTATAGCTCGTGGCCAAATCACCAACAATATTTGAGCCATTGTCGGCATCACCGCCCACCTTAAAGACCACGCCAGATGCGCTGCCAAAATATGTATCGCCATTGAACTGGCCCCAGACATGGGCCGGTATGTCCTCAAAAATGCACCAGGCTCTGATAATCGGGTTGAAAACGTGCTGATTAAAGGGGTCGGCATCGCCAGTTGGATAATTAAAAATAACCTTGTCACCGTCCGGGCTGACAAATATCTGCCAGCCTGTCAATGTGCCGGTGGCTTTGACCTGGGCAATCACCGTGCCGCGAATCTTCTCTGAAATGGCTGCTGCTTTGTTGCCGACAATATCCTGGCGCACAACCTGGGACAGTGGCAGATAGCCCTCTCTTGTCATCACGATTACATCGCCGCCCAGCTTGGCAATGGCGCGTTTTTCGTTGATTGGCTCTGCGATGCGAAATGTGCCGACCAAGGCAAAATCACTGGCAGGGTTTGACCCAGAGTAGAGCAACACCTCGCCGCTGGTCATTATAATGCAAAGCAGATCGTCAACGCCCTCACCACCGTCAATGGTAAGGGTGTTAATCATTATGATGTTGCCTCCGAATGTACCGACCAGACCAACAGGAAATTTGGTAAAGTTGCCGGTGAATGTGTCCACCGTGGCGCTGTGATAAAAGTTCTGGCTTGTGCCGGTCCAATAGTAAACGCGGTTTTTGTGAGCGTGAACGCCGGTCAGTGTGTTGGCGTTGACGCTATCAGAGAGCGTGATTGACAGATCAGACGTGCTTGAGCCATCCCAACTGAACGGCACATTGGCACCAGACGGCACCACCACAGTCACGTTGTTAAACTCAATATGCTCTGCCCGGCCATTCGCTAGGCCAGTTTTCTTGCTCACCGCTGACCCGCTGTCGATCTGGTAAAATGTACCGTTTGATCCAATGGCCAGCAACTGCCGGTTTGCGCCTGCATTATGCTCAATCAGCGTTTCAACATTACCGCTGCCAACGCCAGTGCAAAACGATGTATAGCCATCGCGCAGCGTGACTTTCTCCACAGTCGGGAAAAAGTTGGACATAATCAGCGCGTCTGTAGGCGGCATGGCATCAATGCTGTCACGGCTATTCAGGCCACCCACCGGGGCTGGCACAGAGGCTGCCTTGGCGCGATAGCCCCTAGATGATGGTAGTGCTTGTAACATCAGCCGCCATATCCGCTGTCAGGAAGATTGTAGCTATACGGATCAACCAGGTACTTTCTGGCGTCATCCATCGTAATGATCGGCGCACCGCCTGACCGGCTGATTGCCTGGCGCAGTTCAAGCTGGTACTGCCTGAAATCCTCGTCATATGCTAGGCCGTGGTTCTGCTTGAAACGCCATGTGACGCCCATTTCCAGCAAAGTCTCATCAAGTATGCCGACATCAGTATCAGCCGCCATAGCGGCCTGTGAGGTGCCGCCAGTGGTTTGATTCCAATGGCTTGAGATATATTCAAAGCCTATTGATTCGGTTGCTGTTGGCGTAGGCGTCAGATCAAAGCGCAAGGCATTGCTGCTAGGCCGCAAACGAAAGCGCTCAACAACGCCGCCAGTGGTCGTGCCAAACCTATCAGCCTGGTATTGTTGCGGCGTGATCGGGCCTGCCAACTGGTTCAAATCTGTTCTGTTGTAGGCTGTGCCTGAAACAAAGCGGTCAAAGTCTGTCGGCAGCGCATAGTTCTGTGTGCCGCTGGCCGTGTTAAAAGTGTGTTCTTTCGACAAGATTGGCCAGTTGGTGGCACGCATTAATTGCTTGCCTTCACGGTTTATAAAGACCAGTAGTTGCCTGGCAACCGGGTCAGTATTACCGACCACAGTTGAGGGTCGCTCAAACCCTGTGAAGTCAGCTACCGTCTGCGCTATCGTCAACAGGCTCATCAGATTTCTCTTTTACTGCTTTGAGGGTTTTGGTCGTTACAATCACTTCTTCAATCAGATCGGCCTTTTGCTTGTCGGCTGTGACTTGCAGCTTGGCAATCTTGGCCAGTTCCACATATGGCTCACCGATATTTCGCAATGTTGTTTCTTCAGCCGCTGCCAGAGCTTCAACTGTCTCAATGTTGTTCAGTTCCAACTCACAACGGCGCGGCTCTGTCATGCCAGGCAGGCTTGTAAGCGCCTTGCCTTTTGGCTTTTTCTTTTTCGCCTTTTTCTTGTAAGCGGCCCATTCTTCTGGAAAGCGTGCAATGTCCTCTGGCCGCACCGGGCCTTCCCAAACATCGCGCATATTGGCGATATTGATGCGGCAAAAATCCCGATTCTCGCCGTTTAGTTCACGCGCAAAAAAACTGCCTTTAACAGACATTGGTAGAACTCCCGATTGTTTAGATTGAGTTGGGGGCAAGACCAGCGCCCTGCCCCCAGTGTCTTATAGTGGGAATGTGCAGATAATTTCCTTATCTGAAATATCCCCGGCAATCGCACAGATATTATCTGTGGCTGCTGAAGCGACATCGAGCGTGCCATCTGCACTGCCAGTTGGTGTCAACGGATCACCGTCTGCACCAGCCGTCAATGCAATGGTCAAGGTTGCTGCCCCAGAAACCTGGAACCAACCATATTGCCCATCTGTCATCACTGCCTGGATTACACCCGCGCCGATTTCTACAGAATCGGACAGATCGCTAGTAGCCTTAAAGAGCTTATAGCCATCATTTGTGTAATAATAGGCGACCTCACCAGCGACTGCCGCTGTACCAGCACTGCCAGTATCGTATTGCAGATACTTGTACATGCGGGTGCCATTGGTGTCGTCAATGATTGCGCCAAGCTGACCCAACTGGAACTCTGGAGTGTCAGCGACTGCTGTGGGTTCAATCCCCATTACTGCTGCTAAAGCCATAACAGTTCTCCTTTCCTAAGTGTGGATCACGCCTTGGAGAGCGCGGTTTGAACAAGTCAGATTTCCTGACCAGAACATCGTTACCTTCGCCTTGGCTCGTTAGGCCAAGACCGCCTTGCGGCTGCTTATGCTTTCACATAAGACGAGACTATATCATCACCCTGCATCAGCAGGGGCTGTGCGCTTCGGGTCACTTGACCCTACTCCCTTGCGGGATAGTCGTTGCACCTTCCTCAAATTGAGGCTTGGATCAGGATTGCCCACGCCATGATGCGTTTGGGTATCCCCTGAGTTCACACAGTTCTTCATATGCAGATTACTCTGCAATGGCCCTAGTGGTATGTGTAAGGCGTTACCATGGCGTCTTGGTTGACAGACATTTTTGCTTCACCTGGAACGAAATCCCTCGATGCTGCTACCTCAAGTCTTAGGTAATCAGTATTGAGGAAATACATTCTGTTGGTGTTGCAGCTAGAATCAAACACAACGTCTGAGTTCAGGTATTGAACTGACGTGAATCCTGATCTTGCCAAGTCGTCTGAAGTGATTCTCTGAATAGCCTGAAGGCTTCCCAGAAATGCTTTATCGTTTATCTTCAATCAGGGTCGCTAACCCTAACCCGCCTTTCGGCTGCCCTGTCTTTCAATCAGGGGCGAGACTATATCATCACCCCATCGGGGTGCTGTGCGCTTCGAGCCGCTTGGCCCTACTCCATAAAGGATAGTCGTTGAACCTTCCCCCTTTTGGGGGCTTGGCTGCTGATTACCATATCTTTCGACTTAGGCTTCCCAGCAATTCACACAGTTTGCAATGCAGATTGCTCTGCAATGGCCCTAGTGCATTAAGGCGTTTGTTCCAGCCATCACAAGGTCAGGGCTGTCAGCGCCACGAACAAGCTGAAGATAGATAGTATTCATATCATCTTGCACGTTTGCGGTACTGAACGCTGATGACGTTGCAGTGGTCTGTACGTTCTGCCAAAACGTAAATGTGCTTGAGTTGATGCCACCGACTGTGCCGCTGCCTGCGTCAGCCACGATTAGCTGAAGGCCACCAACCTCTTTACCTGACGATCCAGTTCCATCGGAATAGATCGCGGTTGAAAGGCTGTTCATCATCGACTTTTCAAGCACGTTGATGCGTGCCTCAAGCAGATTGATGATGGCTTGCTCACCAGAGTTTTTGATCTGCTCTAGCCCAGAAATAGTTACTGAACCACTGAGCTGCTTATAGTCGAACACGGCCGCCGACAGGACGTCCGCTGGTGAAACATCGAGTGTTTCATAACCGCTGTAGAACTGCACAGTTCCGTTATCGGCATACTCTAACTCACGGACAATGTCGCGTCCTGTTACGGACGTTTGATTGCCGTTCTCGCGTAGTCTACGCAGCAACGCATTGTGGTTGCTCACGTTGTCAGAAAGGGTCCGACTCCTGTTTCTCACATTTCATTCGATTGGCGGCGCTATTGCCAACCAGTTCTCTTATGAACTTCTGACACTCTCATGCCAGCTTGGACTATATCTCCACCCTGCATAGCAGGGGCCATGCGCTTCGGCTGGGCTTCCAGCCTACTCCTTTCGGATAGTCTCTGAACCTTCCCTGATGGGCTTGGCTGCTGATTGCGCTCGACTTGACGTTAGCGTGTCCCAGCAATTCACATGGTTTGCTTTTGTTTATTGCTAAACAATGACCCCGATTAAGGTAGTCGTGACGATTTCTGAAAGGTTTGGACTAGCCATTGCTAATTCCTTCCATTTTCAAGTTGTCGGATTGACGCCTGAATGGTGTCACGAATAGACGCGTTCGCCGGGAGCGCTGGTGCTGCGGGTGATGCACTGCCTCTGACTTTTGACCTGGCTGCTTTCTTCGCTTTCTTGACGGCTTCGGTTTTCACATTGTCCTGTGATTGCGCTGCCGCCATTGCCTTGACTTGTGCCTGGCGTAGTTCCGGGTCGGCATAGACCGCCATCTCATACGCTGTTGCCAAGTCTTTGGCATTTTCCGAACTGATTAACGATCCCATCACGCCGCGCACTCTGTCGAAATGCGGGTGCTTTGGACTGCCGTTTGCATCAGTTTCCTGTGCGAATTGGTCAATTAGAGACTGTGTGCTTTGCTGCACTTGGCTCTGCTGCTGTGTCTGTTGATTTTGAATAAAGCCAGTAAGCTGGGCAACTTGTTGCTGCAACTGCTTTACTTGT